TTTTCATATAAAAAAAATAAAAACAAGTCAATCAAAAGATGGGAGATATAAAAAAGAATCAGGACAGTTATTTGAAGTGAAAAAGAAATGTCAAGTAAACCCTATTTGTTTACAGAATAAAGTATCTTTACACGGGTACGGAATAACCGAAAAGATGTTAAATACATCTTGGGCGAATGAAAACAGAGATGAAGTGAAAATAGATTACAAACAGTTTACGAAAGAAGTTGAAAAATGTTTTTTTTATACAAAAGAGATATTTTTCTATTTTTCACCTGATAACATAATGATTAAATTTAACAATCCAACTATATCTTTGGTAATACAGTATATCAATGTAATACTTGGTCAATTATTTTTAAATTACTCTTTTATCCTCACGTTAGAAGAAGAAATGAATATAAAAAAATATGAGATTATCAATGTCATTAATGAATTACAAACATTATGGAAAGCAAGTTATTGCAACACAAAACAAGTTAGGAAATCGATGATCATTAAAAACTATTTTGATACTATTCCGTGTATTAGATTTAACGTGAATAAAGAAGTATTTTTAATTGATATATACGATAATATCGTTAAGATAGACAATACAGATAGAGAAGATTATGCTTATATAGAGGAAGGGTTTAGTAATGATAAACACGAGTTTGTCATGATTGAAAACTTGGACTTTCATTTTAAAATGGAATCAACCGATGCTCTTATTTATTACGACGATACAGATAGAAGTTACGAGATTTATACCCACCCAGCAAATATTTATATTGATGAAATTGTGAATGGGATTTTTACAAGAACGAATTACTTACAAATAACGAAAGAAAATTTATTTATTTCAGAAAAAGGGATGGATAAAGATAAAATAAATAGAATCAGACATACATTAACCGAGGTAGAAATAAGAAGAATAGTGAATCATTTTTATAGCGATTTTAATATCGAACATTTAAGAGAGTTAAAAGGATATCTTATCTATCGTGAAATGATTACGAAAGAATGTGAAAAGAAAGGGGAATGGTTTAGAGACTTTTTTATTAATTTTTTAAACATTACATATGATGAAAAAAAACCTATCATTTTCAAGATAGAACCGACTCAACTTTCGTCTATAAAAATAAACAACTGTTTTATTTCACTAGATGATGATTTGGAAAGGGAAAAAGTGAATATTGACATTTTTCATAATTACCATTTGAATAAAGAAAAATCAGACTATTATAACCTGTCAATAAAGTTTTTAGATAAAATGAAATTGTATAGCAAAGAAGTCCAGAAAAAAGTTCATATCAGTGGCTCTATCACAAATGCGTGGATGAAATGTTGGGAAATGATTCATGTATTTGAACTAGTACCAAAGAATCATAGTAATTTTACTATTTTTTGTAATGCGGAATTTCCAGGAGCTTTTATTTTAGCCTTAAACCATTTTATCAAAACAGAGACGTCTAATAAACAGTACGAATGGTATGCGAACAGTTTATGGCCCACAGATGATACAAAACATAAAGAGATATTCAAAGACCATTTTAAATTATACGAAAAATATAAAAATAGATGGCTAATGACACCAGAGAATAAAGGAGATATTACGGATTTAAAAATGATTAAAATTATAGAAGATCGTCTATCTGAAAAAGTTGATTTATATACTAGCGATATCGGGACAGGAGTGGAAGAAAACCAAGAAATAAATGAAACGATTTATAATCTGGGACAAGTTATTTGTGGTTTAAAAACGCTTAAAGATGGTGGTACGATGGTTTGTAAAATGTTCACTTTTTTTAAACCGTTTAATATATCATTATTGAAACAATTATCAAAAGTCTTCAAAGAGTTTTATATCACAAAACCGATGGCAAGTCGTCCTGCGAATTCTGAAATATATGTGATTGGAAAAGGGTATACAAAAAATCAAGATATCATTGACTTATTGGTTCAGTATTTAATAGATTGGAAAGAAGAAACGGTTTATGATTTCATTGAACCTATTTCAGAAGATTTTTATTTAAAAACCGTTTATATGTTATATTATATCTATGAAAGACAAATCTATTTTTTAAAAAAAAATATGTGTTTTGTAAAAGCTCTTTACGAAAAGAAAATAAACAAGTTTTTTCAGATCTTTAAAATACAATCTTTAAAAGACCAAGTCGATGATTTATCGAACAGACAGGGTATAGTCGACGAATGGAAAAATATATTTCCAATTCCCTTTTTAGAAAAACGAGATGATTTATAAATTTATTTTATTTTACAATAAAATAAATGGCTACAGTTTTTAAACTTAATATCAATGATACGTTAAAATGGAATCAAGGATTACAGCTTATTAACAATAATTCAAGTTGTAATATTAAATTATCAATAGACGATTTGATGGATAAATATTACCCATATTTAAAAGCAGTTGATAGTAAAGAAAAAATTCTTTTTAGAACTTTATTTGACGAGTATGGAGGAGACTTGTCAGATCAATCTCCAGAATATGCCTACGTTCTTGCATTTATTTTAGGATGTAAAGATTATATAGGATCTCATAAATGTGTATATAATACAGTTACAGATATTGGAGAAATTGGAAAAGAACAAACATGGTATCAAGTCATGAGAAATATTGTAAAAGATGTAAATAAAACTGAAAAAAATCTTAAAGTAATAGCATCTCCAGATCCATACCCTGATTTCATGTCTTACCCTGACGAAAATGTGAAAGAAGGTTGCGGTAAAGTGATTCCAAAACCGAAACCAAAGCCGAAACCAGTTTGTCCAGTTTGTCCAGTTTGTCCAAAGTCTCCAGTTTGTCCAGTTTGTAAACAAAATTTTAAATCATCTGAAGAAAAACCTTCTGAATATAACAAATTGTTTTTTGTATCCAGTATCGTCGCATTGTTATTTATCATATTCTCTAACAATATGCTTTATGAAGCTAGCAATTATCTCACCTCAGTCACGATGTATAACAACTGTCCAACCAATATAGGAAATGTGATACATGCATCTATCTTATTTTGTGTATTTTTTGTGATCTATAGATATATCGTTAAATCCGATTGATGATAGAATATTCTCCATTTGTCTCTAAAAAATCGTTTATTTTTCTTTTAATTTCTTCCGTCTCCAATTTTTTACAAGAATAGAAATCAAATGCAATCAAGTTGTTTTCAGGGTAAGTATGTATAGATAGATGACTTTCCCCTAATAAAAAAAATAAACTAAGACCTTGTGGCTCAAACTGATGATAAGCAGTATGTAAAATAGTATGGTTTAAATCAATCAACAGTTTCTGAAAAAAAACAGTATAATCTTTAATTGTCAAAGAATGTACTTTGTCTGTATTCAAGTCACTAATTAAATGTATTCCCATATTTTATTATAAGTATCCTCATAAATATAAAATTGATTTTTTATTTTATATTTAAAAAAGAAATAAACTAATAAAAGCAATCCAAAAATGAGCTTCGATAACACCCAAATTACTTCGGCTTCTAGCTATGATGTTAACAATATCGTCTACTCCAAACCAAGAGATGGATCTATCCCAAACAGTTCTGTCGTTTTCAAACGTGTTCAAATGGGTACTAGAAACCCTGATGGATCTCTCGGTGAACTAATATTAGAAACAGAGCGTTTATTTTCATTCGGCTTATCTCCTAGCGTAAACATGACAACTGGAAAAACAGACGGTTATACGTTAGCTCTATGTATGTGGAGTATGGACGCGCCTACTAAAAAAGAGAAAGAGTTTACAGATACGTTTAACAGAATCTGTGAAAATGCATCAGAATACATTCTTAAACACAGAGACGAAGTATGCAAATATGAATTAGAAAAAGCAGACTTGAAAAAGTTTAACCCTCTTTACTTAAAAAAAGACAAGGGAAAAATCGTAGAAGGAGCGAGTCCAATGCTCTATGCAAAAGTTTTACAAAATAAAAAAACAGATTCAATTACAAGCATTTTTTATGATGAAAACGGTCGTGATATGGATCCAATGTCTTTGATGAATAAACAATGTCATGTAAAAGCAGCGATTAAAATCGAAGGAATTTTTATTGGAAGCAAAGTAAGTTTACAAGTGAAATTGTATGAAGCTGAAATTCGGTTAAAAGAATCAGGTGTAAAAAGATTGCTAAGACCTATTCCTATTCCTAGTTCTAATGGAGTTGAATTGACTGCTTCTAGTTTAGAACATTTAAATATGGGTAAAAAAGAAGAAGAAGAAGATGATAAAGGGTCTTTAAAAGATGAAGATGTAAAAGATGAAGATGTAAAAGAAGAGTCTAAAAAGAAACCGGTGAGACGTGTGCAACAAAAAAAATAATTTAATTTACGATTTATATCATTTATACAAATGATATAAAAATTTAATAATATAATAAATGAGCTATAAAGTATTTGACGAATATAACAAATTCACAAATTGTAATCGAATGAATCTAGTAGGAGATAGTAAAATAAAAATCCCCGTTTTCTCTGGGTTAGCATTTAAAAATCCTTACCCCGTTAAAAATAATGATATGAGGATTTTACCACCTGCCAATACATACAGTATCGATTATAAAACTTTAGGGAGAGAAAGAATGTGAAGGAGAAGAAAATTGAAAAAAAGCTGAGTTAGAGTTCAATAAAGATTGAACAGATTGGTATGATGGTCCAGTAACACCACTCATACCAGTCACACTACTAAGAGGATAAGGGACTTCAGCCATTAAAAGAGATACATTTGTATTTTTAGAAACAACTCCCTTGTTACTCGACTCACTTGTCACAGATGGGTTAACAGTATTTGAAATTGAAAAATTTGGATTGGAATATGACATTTTCTTTAAGGTATTATTTTTATTTTTTTTTTTAAAAAAAAGTAGCATATTTTTGGCAAATAGGTTTTCGAAACTGTCTCAGTTTTTGAGCAAAATCTCTGCACTCATCTACTGTTAAATCCCCTTCGTTTAATTTTTTTGCTAAATCTAAAAAAATAGATCTAAATTGAGCTAGATATTCATCTAATTCTTGTGTATACTGTTTTTTCTTATCTAATGTGATTGCTTCTTCCAAGAACCCTTCTATTAATAAACAATGTTTTTTAATACAATCATTACACTGTCTTGCTTTTTGGAATAGATGATCTTCTAATAAAATCGAATTTTTAGCAACTTCTCTGAGATTGAATTGAGGATCAAGTATTTTATCTAATTTTTTATCTTTTCCACATACACTTACACCGCTATCATCTAGACCGCATACTTCCGTATGAACATTCTTGTCTTTAATCACTTTTTCTTTTTCTTCTTTTGGTAACTGGATGTCTGTATAAGGTTTGGCATTTACATCCATATCTCGATTCCCGATTAAGAATTGATTGTATCGTGATGAATATAAATCGTCTTGTAAAGGATTGCCATAAGAATAATCCATTCTTTCTTTTAAATCATTCTCGTCTTTAGCGTATACAACATTTTCGTATTGGATAGAAGGTTGTTTAAAGAAAACTCTATCGTCTAAAATTACGTTTTTATATTTATGATATGACATACTATATTTATTTTAAAAAAAAATAATTCTATAAAATGAGTAATACATGATTCTAGTTCATTTTTATTTTGATAAATTAATTTAAATGATTTATCAAAATAAAAATGAGTAACCGTCGTTTTATCGAAATCTCAAGTAGCAATCGCAACCGTAACCAATACCCAAGTCCTGCAGAATTTGAAATTCCGTTTTCTCCTTCTAGATCTTTAAATACTATTGTTACAACAAAAGGTTATTATTCGACTAATGCAAACAAGGTATTGTCACAGACAATAGATATAGCAGACCCAGTTATAAACGGGGTAGTATACTACCAGTGGTATGGATCAAATGGGTTATACAATTCAGGTGTTATTACCAATGTATCAGGACCTGTTGGCACTTACGTATACGACCTATCTGTTTCACTTGTTAATTCTACTATAACAACTGGGTATAATGTATATATCAATAATAGTTTAATGGGAACAGTTTCTGCAGGTAGTACAACAAGTCTTATTAAATTTCAATCAGCAGTTGAGGTTCAAATACCTATCAATTCGACTCTTGTGATCGTAAATAATACCAATAATATCGATTCATCTACCATCCAATCACCTTATTCAAGTTCAAATGGTATATCCTCTTTTTATGTAAATGTATCTGATCTCAAATGTCCTTATAAAACTGTATTAAATTATTATACTGGATATATGTTGTATATAACAACTTCAGCTGGTACATCTCAAGCAGGTATTATTAAATCTTATACTCCAAGTACAGGTCTATTCACTGTTGTATCGCCATTACTGACTACACAGACATGGTCAGGAGGAGCAGTTGTGACAATTGTAGATCCAAGTAATTGCACATCTTCTCCTATTACCGACTCAGTTGGAGGAACGATTTATGTCCGTAACGAAAAGACTCTTGTTTTACCATTTATTGATGCTTCTGGTAAAAATATACTAGAATATGATCAATCTTACAATGGATATTATGCTACTTACGAAAAAGGGACAATTTTTAATTATAGCAAAGTAGTTTCTTATGATTTTTTAACGAATACACTTACACTAGAAAATTCTTTTCCAGATTGGGACCCCTCTAATCCTTTTTATACTCTACGCAAAACATTACCCGCTCAATTGCTAAAAACGATATCTGTCACACCATATTCAGGAACTGTCAGTTTGAATAGTACTGGCAATGTACTTTTCACGAATACGAGTATACCTTCCAACTTCAATTATAACGGACTTCAAATTAATATATCAGGTCAGTCAATCAATAACGTCGTTTCGTACGATGCGACAACAATCACATTGCAAACACCACTTAATGGCACAGTTCTTAGTGGAACAACTTATACTATTTTATTACAATTCAATCAGGAGTTGAATCTATCAAACTGTATTTTCTTATCACAATCTGCAAGCAATTCAGATAATTATTATAACGGACAGTACATTTACGTTTACTCGCAACAAATAGCTGATAATAAAAATACATCGTTAAAAAATATCCAAGGAGTTTGTTACTATATTAACTCTTATATTGGAAATGGACATAATGTTTGTTTCATTTCGCCAGTAAACCCTCCGAGTTTAAATGGAGCAACATTGTATTATCCCAGTTATAATAGTGAAGTGACTAATTCACAACCAAGTCCTGGGACGATAATCAATATCGTTTCTTTTTCAAATGATAATTATACCCCCTTGATTTATAATGGAAGTGTTGTATCACAGAATGAAACAGTGGCTTATGAAATCAGTCTCGTGAATTTAACATTACCCAATATATCATTGAAAACAGGTTCAAGGTTAGCTTATTATCCTTATATTTATGTTGAATTATCTAATGTAACAGCATCAAGTAGTTCTTCTAAAAATGTGATTTATAGCAATAATCCGCATAGCAATCGAGCTTTATTTCTAGTTCCTATTACTGATATCACTGACCCATTAAGATCTCCTTTTATTAAATTGGATGCTGGATCAATGGTTCAAACTGTCAAATTTAAACCGAATGATTGTTTACGTTTTTCTGTTTTCTTACAAAATGGAGAGACGATTCAGACAGTAGCGAGCGATTATTATAGCCCGTCATCACCGAATCAATTGGTTCAAATTGATGCATTATTTGGAATAAAAAGATTATAAAAAAAATATTTTTATTAAACTAAATGAATCTTTTATTGGTATCATCACTAATTCTATTACTGTTATGTTTATACTTTGTCCAAAATAAACCAGTCGATAAACCAGTTGAGCCGTATTATCGTAGATTGCATGGAAAAGGTGAATCTTCGTATAAATGCAAGTCTTGTGTACAAGGGAACGATTTTGATTATATTGCGCAAAAGAAAGAAAGAAAATATGGAGTCCCGTTAGGATGTCAACGAATGTTTTAGACTCTCTCTTTTTGCATTTGCATTGCTTTGGACATTATCGATCCACTTTTTTTAGTTTCTTTTTGTTGTTCTTTTTGTTCATCTTTTTCAATATGTAAATAAGTACCGATTCCATCTTGTTCTAGATCTAAATCTTCAATTGGAGTAAACGTTACCTGTTTGGATTTTTCAGGAGTTTTTACTTCTGGTGTAGAATCTTGTTTTTTCGATTTTAATATTTCTATCTGTCTTTCTAATTCCATCTTTTCTAATTTCTCTCTTTTTAATTCTTGTTCTTTCAATTCATCATTTAATTCATCATTTTTCAATTCAATTTTTTTTTGTAAATTGATAAAAAATTGAAAAGCGTTATCACCTTCAAATATATCATAATTACTTGTCTCTTCATTCATTCGAATAAGACATGGTAAATACTTTATTTTTATCTTTTCGTCTTCAAGGATTTGTTGACGAATCTCTTTATTGTCGATACATACCAAGGTGAGATTTTCTAATATGAAAGGAGAATAAGTTTGCAATTGAGAAATTAATTTCAAAGATTGGCTCGAATATTTACTATGAAGCAGTACATCCATTTTTAAAAAAGAATATATTTTAAATATAAATTAAATATAAAAAATGGAATACGCAAATTATTTAGAAACAGATGATTTGGCATCTTTCTTAAAAAAAAATGTAATGGATACAGATAAAGTATATGATGACAGAATCGATCTTAACCAGTATATAGGATGGGGTACAATTACAGAATGGAATGCTTTGCCTAGAGAAGTATTTACAAAAAGAACATTAAAAATAATAGAGACAAAAGTCTACGAATATCTACTTAAAAGATTAAATAAAAAAATCATTCCATCAGAAAGAGTAATAGTGATTGCTTTATATGGAGTATATAAAAGTCATATACCAAGAACAGGTGACATCTACGGAAAATATTTGGTAGTAGATGAGACTCAAAGAAATGATTACGGATATATCGTGGATAAAACAATCTCGTTATTAGCATCTGGGATAAGTACAGATATAGAGATGCAAGAGGTGAATAGCAAACTTAATATCTGGAATGCGACAGTATTAGGAGATTTTAATGAAAATGGGTTAAGACAATTTCCTCCACTTAAATTGAGAAATAGAGGTCCTGATCGAATGTTATTTCATATGAAATATTAAATTTTTTTTATATATTATAAATGATCTATTTATGTTTCTTGCTCTTATTTATCTGCTCAAATCCAAAAGTTCAAGAGTTATTTTCCCAATCAGTAGGATATAATTCAGTACTATCTGGATTTTTACTAGCTTTTATCTGTTGTCTAGTACTCATCATGGCATCTTCTTTAGCATCTTCTTTAGAAAAAAATGACAAACCGAAAGAACCTTTTTTATTTGAAGTGAGTAAATTCAAACCTTCATGTCATGGACTATACAGAGGAAGACCGAACTCTTATCAATATGATCGTATTGGTTGTAATAAAGGAAAGCCAAATAACTATATTCCATGGTCTATAACTCTTTCAAATAATGGAGATGTAAAATCTTATTGTCATGAAGATAAAGATGCTCCTTTAGGATATGTTGTCAATGATAAAACTACTTTATATGGTAATGAACATTCAGATTATAAATCTTTTGCTTAAAAGATTTTTTTATTAATAATAAATGAAACGTTTATTATTAAATTCGTACCATAATTTGGTATCAAACGTTCCCAAAAAATCATATGCATCCTTATTATCTAAAGATCAACAAGGTATCATATTGTCTAAAGATAATGAAGACTCAATTAAACAATCATTAGACCTATTTGAACAAAACCAATTGCGTGTTTTTGTAGAATCGGTTTTATATGCTTCAAATATTCGATTTAAAAATTCTAGTCTTTTAAAAGACATAAGGGATGAAAATATCATTTTTAATACAAATGATACCATTCTTGGATACGATCTTTCTTTAAATTATGGACAGAATTTATACGGAGAACATTTAATGAAATTACGTTCTGAAATATGGAGAGAAGAATGTTTAAACGAATTAGAAAAACGAAAAAGAGCAGTTAACGAGATTTACAGTTTGTACAAAGACTTGTTAGTTAAACTTATAAATGGAAATGATGATTTATCTGAATATGTAGGTATGCATTATAAAGATATTTTAGATTTAGAACACAGTGTTATCATAGAATTAGATAATCCTTTAGTTGAAATGTATATAAATGGAAATGGATACATTGATAAACGCAACTATAAAGAAGATGATATCAATATGATCAATATGATCAATTTTTTTATAATTCATCCTACAAAAATGGCTGAATATTTACGAGTTAAGTTTTATAAACAATACAATTTATGGGTAGAAGATAGACAGAAAGAAAATTTGACAAAGTATTATCTATCTACTCTATTCAAAGATTCGCAAAAAGTAAAAGAAAAATTAAAAGAATTAGATGTTATCGAACCTCTCGAAAATTTTCTATTATCTGTCAAACAAAAAAGCGATAAATTAAAAGACTATGAATTAACACCTTCTTTTATAGAAGAAAAAGATGTACAAGATATTGTGATAGATAATTTGGAATGGGTTTATAAATCATGTCAATTAGTCACTAATAAAAATTCAAGTTTTATTATTACTACCAACGATTTTCTTTCGCCATTATACAACGATAAGCTAGAAATAGGATTATTAGAATACTCGTCCATTTATCAATACGCAGTTGTTAAGATGTTACATAACATAAAACAAGGAAAAACGATGAAAGAATGTCGACAAAAGATTGAAAAAGGTGATATGTTTGTTGTATATCATCAATTAAAAACAGAATATATACACGATATGGTTAAGTTTACTTCCGAAAATTTATTAAATGAAATGGTTAAAAAATCTTATTTTATCAAGATGTTAGCCCCTTTAAAAAATACAGAAATCATTTATGCAAATGAAAGTGATTATGATTATATTTTAGGAATTGGCAAACTAAAAAATGGAGAGAATTTATTAGGATCTTATCTATCACAATTGTCAAAAGAGATTAAAGACATCCCTAAAAAAGAACAGAAAGAATCAACATTTACAAGTAAACTATTTACAGATCTTCATAAATTCGATTATTCTTTAGAAAAAATAAGTCATCTTTATGAGATGGCCACTCTTTTAAAAACGTATATAAAAATACGGTCATTAGATAGTGCGAAAATGATGTCCATTTCAGATACAGATTCTTGTTTATTTATGTCTAATTTTTTATGTATTAACCGCAATTTACCCGCCAATTTTTATGATAAAAAAATGCCTGATGATTTTAATAGACTCTTGAATATAAAAACAGATAGTGATACTGTATATCTATTATATAAATACATAATAAATTATTATTCATCTTTAGTAAGACTTGAAAAAGAAGATAGTCAAAAAAGATCTTTTGATCAAATCTTATCTAATAAACATATTTTAAATAGTATGGCTACTTCGATTTTAGAAAAAGTAGAAAATAAAGATTATCCTTTTGTATTACCACCAGATGAAAAAATACTATTTAACAGACAATTTATTAACCAGTCTGAAATGTATAAAAGATTCAATCTTAAAAATCAGTCTGATATAGAATACGAAAAATTTAAAATCACCGATGAAAGTGAATACAGTAGTCTAATGCCCAAACATGTTAAAGAAGTAAGACAGATTTTCAAATTGTGGTTTAGTCACGTGAATGTTATCGTAGATGCAACTGCGCACATCGGAGTAGATACTATCAATTTTAGCAAGATATACCCATCCTCTAAAATTATCTCATATGAAATTAACCCAGATACCTTCAATTTGTTAAAAGATAACGTCAAGACGCTCGGAAATGGAAATATTTATGTAAAAAATAACGATTTTTCAGAAGTCTTTTTATCATTAAAAGATGTTTCTTTTGTATATATTGATGCTCCTTGGGGAGGAAAAGATTATAAAAATGTTCCTTTAAATCAATTTGATCTATATTTAAGTGGAAAAAACATAAAAGATATCGCTCGTGAACTGTTAGTAAATAAAATAACCAGTTCTGTTGTATTAAAAGTCCCTTTTAATTATAAAATTTCCGGATTAGAAATGTTTAAAGTAGAACGTAGAGATGTAATAGATAAATCCAGAATATCTTATATCTTATTAAAACTAACTATGAAAAAACAGATGATTCAGAAATTTTTGAAATTAAAGACCTTATTGGTAGACTCTTTTGTTAATATTTTTGAAACGTTACAAACTTTTATTGATGTCAAAGTTGAAAATTCTAAAGGCTTAGGAACAACATATCTAAGAAGATTTGAATTAGATGAAAAAGATATTTTATTTGCTTTTAAATTACTAGGATGGGATAACTTAAACACAAAAACTGATAATATGTTTATACCAAATTTAAACACAGACTTAGTTGAAAAAGTTTCCAAGTATACAGAATCCGAAGAGATGGCATATAAACTCACATTTTTATTACAAAAGTCTATCCAACATATTTTAAACAAAACTAATCATTCGAATTTTAGCCAAATAGTAAGCACGGCTCTTAAGTACAGTAATTCAACTAAAATGAAATATAGTAATATATACAAGGAATATTTAGAAAACTATTTTATGAACGAAAATGAGAGTGATGAGAGTGACGATAGTGAGAGTGATAATGAGAGTAATAAAAGTGATGAAAGTGACATAGAAAGTGATATAGAAGAAAGTGACAGAGAAAGTGATAGTGAATAATAAATTATATAAAAAAGTTATTTTATATAAATGAATCAGTATAAAACAGATATTGACGATGATTATCATAATCGTATTATCAAAGACAGAAATAGTATACCAGAATTGATTTTCTTTAAAGAAGATATAATCGATTTATTAGATCTATTGAAAAAACATAAAGGAACGTTAGAACAGTTTATTGATTCTAATATCGAATTTATCAAATCTTTCAATTTTGACACAATTGTAAAGCTATGGATACTTGAAAAAAAACAGAAATTCGATTTATATTTTTACGATGAATTAGATACACAATTAACCTCAATCACGAAAAAATATAAATTAAAGATTGATTTTCAAATCAAAGATAGAATCGATGATCAATTCTTAAAAGATAAAATAAAAGAATTCAAAGAAAGAGTTGAAAAAAGAGATATTATTCACTCTGTCTTAGATGAGACGATTGAACAATCGCATTCAGACTTTAATAAAACTAAATACCATGTTTATTTAAAAACAGATATCGAAGATACGAGTCTTGAGTATATTTTTGATTCTATTTCGTGTAACGAAAATATACCTTTTTCAATGTTTAAAAATATTTGTAAAATATATAAACCATTCTCAAACCAACCTGAACTCTATGAGTGGTCTAAACAAGAACAACAAAAAATATTACTGAAACTAAAAGGAGAAGAAGAATATATGAATTGTTTTTTGTTCAATGAGAATAATATATTAAATATGGAGGTAAGCGTGAATACCAAATCTTACTTGAATATAGAAAAGATTAAAGAGTACATTAAAATAATCATCACTATTCCATTTGAGTTTTTAGAAGAATCGGATGAACATGATATTGATGGTATTTATCTCTTTCCAAACCAACGTTTTAATAAATTTCTATTAAGTGATATGATCATGAACAATCCATTGATGTCTACCTTTTTAGCAGTGGATGAAAGTGCAAAAGCAAGTACAAAAAAAACAGGATTGCTTTTAAAATTTAGAGGATCTTCTTGTAATATCATCTGTAAAACAGGAGAAAATGAAACAGAAGATCTAGGACCCCATTATATCAGAGCAAGATTAACTAGATTTAAAGATATCGAAACCATCGAATTATTTATATCTATATTGAGTAAATGTTTCACTATATATCATACTTCTCCCAAGAATAAGAAACTGAAAGAATATTATAAAGATCTTTACAACGAGAGAGAATTGTTTAAGATATATACAGATTTTTTAGGGAAATCTTTTGTACTAGAAGATAAAGAAAGAACACAAAAAGAGACTACTAAATTTGAAGATATTGCCCCTGAATTATTTAAATCGAATAATATAGAAGCAAATTATAACAGAGATGTTTGTCAAGGCAAAAAAAGACATCCCCAGATCATAAAAGACTCTACAGACCTTAAAGAATATAGTGATTATATTCTATTCCCAAAAGATTCAGATAAACAATACATTTTTACTTGTAAAGATAACGAAGAATATAAGTATATCGGATTAGCTAAAAATAAACTAGATAATGATCATGAATATCTCCCTTGTTGTTATCTCAAAGAAAAACATAACATAAATAAATATTACTATGATGAAGAAGAACAGTTAGGTAAACAACAGATTATTATAAAAACATTGGATAGATTACTTCCTCGTAATTATATCGGTGAATTGCCTTCTGATATTTCCGTATTTATAAAAAATTTATACCAAATGGGAGAAGAGTTATATAGAAAAGGGGTATCAGATTCAAAACACAGTTTTATCGAATGTATCAAAACAATAACTGAAAAGGAGGTAAAGATCACCGATTTCTCTATCGCTTCTCAAGAAAATCCAGATCTGACATTAGACCAAATGTCAGAATTATTTCATAATCAAGATATCTACTTAGACCCCAAAAGATGGATTCGTTTGCTTGAATATTATTATCAAGTCAATATATACGTGTTTTCCAGACAAGGAAAAAATAAAACGTCGACGTTAATGATCCCTAACCATAAAGGTATTCATTTAAAATATAAAAACAACTATCCCAAAACCGTCTTTATTTTAGAAAATCAAAAAGGTAAAGAAAAACGATGTGAATTAATCGTATTCGAAAAACCAAGCAAGTTTTATAAATATTTTTTTGAAAATCAATCATTCATAGAAGATAAGTTTACACAATTTTATCTAACACCTACCAAAAAACCGTTAATTAAATTTACAAATCACCCCCCTCTATATCAATATAAATCTCAGATACTTGATTCTTATAAAAAAACAAGATGTTTAATCACAACTAATGATGTATATCTATTATGTGACCCAATCCCACCTCTTCCTTTGCCAATTGAATACACAAACGAATATGAAAGCGATATGAAAGCAGTCGAAGAGTTTTTGCAAAAAGAGATTGATTCAATGCAAGATATTAAAGTAGGAATGTTTACTATTAAACTGAAAAGAAAGAAAGAAGATCATTTAGATATATTTTCTAAAAATAAAAAAATAGCTTTTGTATTAGGAGAATTATTTATTTATTTATATTCTACTTTCGTGAATAAAAAACAGTTATCATTAGAAAATGGAAAAGATGTCATCTTATCCATCAAACAATTTATAGATAGTAAAATTGTGGTAGAAAATAAAGAATATGATTTACCTCATTCTGTTATCATTCCAAAGATTAAAAAACTAGTTGTCAAAGATAATGAGACGTTAAAACGTCTTATCTGTTTACTACGTCTACGTCTGATCAACAACGAACAACAAGTCAAAAACTACTTTAAACAAAAAGAACTCTTCCAGTATTATAAAGAGATAGAGAACTATTCATCTCATTTCAATACTTTTTTGGTAAATCATAAGAACATTAATAAAATTCTATCATTTTCAAACATGATATACAAAACAGTCCAGTCTTTGTCTAAATATTTTTTATTACATCGTAAACAGATTTATATCGTCGAGCAAGTAACTGAATTAAGTGATGATCATCTATTTATATACGACGAGCATTTGAATTTATTAGAAGAGAGACAAGTAACAAAAGAGAAAAAACTTCACGTGATTAAGTATCAAGATAGATACCAAAAAATGGTTCTTATTTCATCCTAGCTTTATATTTATAATGATTTAATTCAGCAAGTATTTCATCTCTCAAAGTAGCCAAATCGCTATTTCCTTTTTTTTCAACTAGTTCTTGTAATTCTTCTACTAAGAAGTGGTTGAATTCGGTGAAATATTCATCCAAATTAATTTTTTTTAACACAATTTTATCAACAGTTAAAGAGTAGCGAGTGAGATATAATTCAACGAATTTATCAATCAGTTCATCTAATTTTTCATAGAATTCGCCGGATGTTACGTGTTGGTTATAATTTTTTGATTTCCAATGATAAATTCTAATGTTTTGTTGAAAATATAAAAATTTATGAATCATTTATTATTTATTTATTTTTTTTTTTCTTTTAATAAAATGGATAAGAAAAAAGTGTTATGCGTTGTACTCTCTATCACATTATATATCGCTTTAATCGGAGCTTTGAACTGGGGTTTCCAAGCTTACGGAATGAATTTAGTAGAATTAGCTGTTGGTAAAGATAATAAACTCGGATTAGACATTGTTTATTACACTGTCGCTGTCTGCGGTTTAGTCGCTGGTGTGTTGTACACTATGTATTTATTAAAGAAAAAAGACGACTCCTCTTAAAATTGAAATAAAAACATAAATAAAACAAATAAATAAAATGAGAATTTTATTTATTGGAGACCCTCATATAAAAACAGACAATCATGATGAAATTAATATTCTTCTTTTACAACTAGAAAGTATCTGCGAAGAACAAAAAGTAGATCGAATTATTATCGGAGGTGATTTAATGCATTATCATGAAAGAATATTCACCCAAGCATTAAATAAAACACTTGAATTTGTCACTAGATTATCTCTTAAATGTCCAGTTGATATATTGGTAGGAAATCATGATATGATCAATAATCAACAGTTTTTGAACTCTAATCATTGGCTAAACGTCTTCCAATCATATCATCACGTAACAGTGATTGATAAACCCATTAAACGTATCTTAAAAGATTTTGTTTATCTATTATGTCCTTATGTATATCCAGGACGTTTTATTGAAGCATTAGAAACACTTGGAGAATGGAAACAATGTAATATGATTTTCGCACATCAAGAATTTAAAGGATGTAAAATGGGAGCGATTGTATCAACAGAAGGAGATGACTGGAAAGCAGAATACCCCCAAGTAATAAGTGGTCATATCCATGACAATCAAACTGTGAATAATATATATTATCCTGGTTCTCCTTTACAACACGCTTTTGGAGATACGGATAAGAGAGTTGTTTGTATCATTGAAAACGGTGATATCCGAGATATCGAACTAGATGTTCCTAAAAAAAAAATGGTAAAAACATCCATCAAAGACTTGTCTGCTAACATAAAATCGTCTGTATTATCAAACTGTCTTAAAATTAAATTAAAAGCAACTGTAGAAGAGTTTAAGATTTTTAAACAGACAAATGAGTATAAAGATTATGTAGATAAAGGTGTAAAAATACAATTGGATAAAATAGAAAGTAAAGATATTCCGCAATTACAAGAAACTTCTTTTCAGTCGATATTGTATCATTTAATAGAATCTGACGGTGATTCTTTGTTGAGAAAAATATATAATGAAATAAAATAAAAAAAAAATATTTATTATAAATGTCAAAGTATAAAAACGTCACATTTATAGACGATTTATTTGACGCTGATGCTTTAATGCAAAATACAGATATGGAAAGAGACTCGTTAACAAACCAAATCCAAAATAGACATATCAGAAAACATCACAATTACCAAGAAAACCCATCTCCTGTTCAGACTTATATACCCCAACATCAGCTTCCACCTCAACTTCCTCAGCCAGTTTATCAATATAGTCCTCCCGTATACCAACCATACGATAATATCATCGATTCTCATTTATCTTGTATGACGATAGCCAATCACATAAAAGATTGCCCAATCTGTTCACGATTCTATAACCCAAACGTCTCTATGTACATCATATGTATTGTTTTATTAATTATCGCGTGCGTATTCTTACTAAAACGAGTCCTCGAAAAATCTTAATTTAAATAACATTTGGTATTTAAATATGACTTATAATTCGATCGTTTTATCAGGAGGTGGACTAAAAGGGTTCGGTTTATTAGGAGGGTTACAATATCTAATCGATAACAAACATCTTGATAATATCAAGTATTTTGCAGGAACAAGTATCGGAGCTGTCATCTGTTATTTCATAGCAATTGGATATAGTCCCGTTGAAATGGTGATTTATTCAATTACAAATAAAGTATTTGATTCGTATGATATAAAAAATATAAATTCTATTTTGGCAGGAGATGGCATCTACGATTTCTCTATTTTCTTAAACCATTTCGAAAAAATGACAATAGATAAAATTGGCTATTTACCGACCCTTTTAGAACTTTACGAAAAAATAGGTAAAATATTATATATATGCACTTATAATATCACCCAGAAAAAAAAAGAGTATATTTCTTATCACAATTATCCTGATATGAGTTGTATAGATGCAATCAAAATATCTTGCAGTCTCCCTTTTATTTTTAATGATTGTATTTATAAAGAAAACTATTATATTGATGGAGGGTTTGTCGATAACTGTCCTTTCACTACTATTTTAAACTATGAAGATGCCAATATCATCATTTTTAATATCATCCAAAAAAATACAGAAGATTTTTATACAAAAATCATTGATAAGTTTTATACTATATTAATGATCCCTATCAATGAATTACAAGATTTACAATTTAAACATTTAACAGATAATTGTAAATTAATTACACTTGAACTAGAACCGAAATTGTACGAATTTAATATTAGTAACTCTGAAAAACTTGAACTTTTTTCAAGTGGCTATAACTCTACAAAAAAACATTTAATAAACTAATTAATCCATTTAAAGCTGTTTTCAATAAGTAAAATGTTGAGAAAACCGGTTATTCAGATAACTAAACTTTTTACAGATAGACCATCTGCTAGAACCAAACGTTTTCCAAGAATGCCAAATATGTATCTAGAACTAATCGAAAATAAAAGTAAAATCAAACAAAATCTTGTAAATCAAGAATATGTCCCCGAAAAAGAATATAAAAAAGAGAAATTCGAAGAAAAGAGTGATAGGAGTATAGAAAAAAGTGAAGAGAAGAGTAGAGATAAGAGTGATGAAAAGACAGAAAAGAGAGAAAAGAGAGAATACAGTGATGAAGTAAAAAATAATAGTAATAAGAGTGTTGAAAAAAAAGAAAGGAAAGAAAAAGAAAAAGAAAGTAGCGATGATAGTGTGAAAGAAGAAGAAGAAGATGATGGTTTATCTTCTAGACTCAAAGAGTTGATGAAAAATGATAGTGATCACGAAAAAGATAGAAAAGATAAAGAAGAAGATGATAAAGTATACAATGCTCCACGTCTTTCTGAAATATCAGGAGGATCTTTCTTACCAAAAAAAGTAATGAATGATGTCTCTAATCATTCAAATGATGAAGATCTAAAAAGAGAGTTATTGTTTAAGTTTGAATTACTTAAAAAATCTTATAAAAATGTAACTATACCTGAATTCACGATACATAGCGACTATCAAACAATGCAACGTATTTATGATACAACCATTCGTCAAGTAAACATTGATAGTAACATCGATACTTATAAAAGTTATCTCATTACAGGATTTTATATTACAGAATTTGTACTCGGATACTGGTTACAATTCGATATGCAAGATTTTACTAAACAACAGATTGCCAATATGAACAAGTATGAACACTTATTGATAGAATTAGGTGAAAAGAACTACGTTCCAGAAGGTAGCAAATGGCCTGTTGAGATTAGATTGCTATTTACTATATTGATCAACGCTGCTATTTTTATTATCACGAAAATGGTCATGAAAAAAATAGGAGGCAATTTGTTTGGAATGATGGGTGAAGATACCCAGAGTGCTCCAAAAAGAAGAATGAGAGGTCCAGATATTAATTTAAATTAAAAAAAAAAATCTTTTAATAAAATATGTCAATGTCGTTACAAGATTATAAAAAAAAAATTAGTGACGAGGTTGATAAACTTAGTCTTAAAGAATTGAAAGTATCTGCTATGGCTTTATTAGATTGTGAAGATGCTAAAGAGCTTGAAGATTTTTTTAATAAAAAAATCAAAGGTAAAAAAGAAAATACAGGAAAGGACATGGGAAAATTGGCTGAATTAATAAAAGAAGCTCAATTTAATTGCTATGCCTTAGGAAATGATGAAGAAGAAGAAGAAGATGATGAAGAAGAAATGATGCGTTTAGTGGAAGAAAGAAAAAGAAAAATGGAAGAATTAAGAGGAAAGAAGAAGTCACCTAAGAAGGCTTCGCCCAAGAAGGCTTCGCCTGAAAAGTCACCTAAGAAGGCTTCACCTGAAAAGTCACCTAAGAAGGCTTCACCTAAGAAGGCTTCACCTGATAAAGAAGAATCTCTTAAAAAACTAACTTTATCTGATCTAAAAAAGAAAGCAAAAGAAGTCGGATTGACTGGATACTCTAAATACACTTCTTCTAATAAGAATGAATTAATTGAAAAAATTTTAAAAGCTAAAAAGTCTAAGGAATCTTCACCTAAGAAGGCTTCACCTAAGAAGTCTTCACCTGAAAAGAAGTCGTCTAAGGAAGCTTCGCCTAAGAAGGCTTCACCTAAGAAGGCTTCATCTAAGAAGGCTTCTTCTAAAGAAGAAAAAGAATCTCTTAAAAAGATGACTTTAAAAG